GATTTCTGTAAGAAGCAAGCATTCAAGGAGGCCCTGGAGGAGGCAGTAGAGCTGATCTCTACCGAGAAGTTCGAGAGTGTTGTTGATCTAATGAAAAAGGCTGTCGCTGTCGGAATGCCGAGTTCAGTCGGACACGATTTTTTCGAAGATGCCGAAGCGCGATTTGTTAGGGTAAATAGGTTGGTCTGTCCGACCGGTCTGCCTCGATTAGACGCCGGCGATATATTGCGTGGTGGGTTGGGTCGTGGGGAGATGGGTGTTATAACTGCGAACACCGGGGTCGGTAAATCCCACTGGTTAGTTGCGATGGGCGCTAATGCTCTTCGGCTCGGAAAGAATGTCATTCATTACACTTTTGAGCTCACTGAAACTTCAGTTGGTATCAGGTACGATTCGAATCTATGCGATATTCCTAGCAATGAAATTCAAGATAACAAGGAGCAGGTCCTGGGTTTTTATGAGGGTAGCGATGATTTAGGTCGGCTTATAATTAAGGAGTATCCGACTGGGTCTGCCTCTATTGTGACTATTCGAAATCACATTGACAAGTTGTTGTTAAAGGGTTTTGTGCCGAGCCTCATAGTAGTCGACTATGCAGACATTATGAGATCTACACGCTCCTACGATTCCTTGAGACATGAGCTTAAGCTGATATACGAGGAATTACGCAATCTAGCAATGGATCTCAAAATTCCAGTCTGGACTGCTTCTCAAGCTAATCGAGAATCCGCCAATTCGGATATCGTGGGTTTAGAAAATATGTCCGAGGCGTACGGGAAGGCGATGGTTGCTGATTTAGTCATTTCAATTTCTCGAAAAGCCACAGAGAAGGCTCAGAACACCGGCCGCTTGTTTGTTGCGAAGAACCGAATGGGACGCGACGGACTCTTGTTTCCGATTCACATTGATACTTCGACGTCTAAAATAGAAATTGTGGATGAGCAGCACACGACTTTAAGTGAAGCGATTCAGCAAGATCAGAATGAAACGAAGGTTGCCCTCCGGAAAAAGTGGAAAGAGCTATGCGGGACGCAGGAATGACGGTCGAGTTTTCCGAGGCCATTGAGGCTTCGAAGGAGTACTTTGGGGGCGATGAACTTGCTGCGTCTGTCTTTGTGACTAAATATGCACTTACTGATAAGCAGGATAATATCTACGAAAGGACTCCAGACAGTATGCACCATCGCCTCGCCGGCGAGTTTGCAAGGATCGAAAGTAAATATAAAAATCCAATGTCGGAAGAAGAGATTTACCAGCTCTTCAAAGGGTTTAAGTATGTCATCCCGCAAGGATCTCCGATGGCCGGCATTGGAAATCCATATCAAGTCCAATCTATTTCAAATTGTTTTGTGATTGAATCTCCGTGGGATTCCTATGCAGGTATTCTTAAGGCCGATCAGGAGTTGGTACAAATTGCAAAGAGGAGAGGCGGTGTCGGTTTCGATCTCTCTACTATTCGCCCTCGAGGACAAGCGACTGCTAACTGCGCAAGAACGACCGATGGGATTGAGATCTTCATGGACAGATTTTCTAATTCCTGTAGGGAAGTTGCACAAAATGGGCGGCGAGGAGCCCTGATGCTGTCCCTCTCAGTTCACCATCCTCAGATAAGAGATTTCGTTAAGGTGAAGCGTAACTTGAATCGCATTACAGGAGCGAATATTTCGATTCGTCTGAGCGATGAATTTTTAGATGCCGTGGAGGCAGATGAAGATTTCCAACTGAGGTGGCCTGTCGATTCGTCTGATCCAATTATGTCGGAATATATTAGTGCCAGCGAGCTGTGGGATGACATTATTGAATCAGCGCATGCGTGTGCAGAACCGGGTCTGCTGTTCTGGGGCAATGCTAAGCGTTTAACGCCGGCCGACATATATGAGCCCGAGGGCTTCGGTTCGGTGTCGACGAATCCATGCGGGGAGATCGTGCTTTCCCCCTACGACAGCTGCCGATTAATGGTGATAAATCTGTTTTCATTTGTCGATAACCCTTTTAATAGTGAAGCAAAATTTGATTTCGACAAGTATATGACTGTTGCTCAGAAGGCCCAGAGGCTGATGGATGATATGATCGATTTGGAAGTTGAGCAAGTGGATAAAATTTTGTTCAAGATTGATTCTGATCCGGAGCCCGATCCTGTAAAAGCTACCGAAAAAGAGCTGTGGATTAAAATTAGGGAGCGGGCATTGATAGGGAGAAGGACAGGGCTCGGAGTGACTGCAGTCGGAGATGCGCTAGCAGCCCTGGGGGTTAGGTACGGATCAGATGAATCAATTAAGACTGTTGAATCCTTTTACAGGGAGCTAGCCTTAAACGCCTACCGATCATCATGCGTATTAGCTCAGGAGCGCGGGGCTTTTCCCGTGCACGATCACGCCCGCGAGAAAGGACACGAATTTTTAGAGCGTATCTGGGAAGAGGCGCCAGACGTGTACGATATGAGCCGCAGGACTGGCAGAAGGAATATTGCTCTGACGACTACCGCCCCTGCTGGCAGTGTTTCGATGCTAACTCAGACATCCTCGGGAATTGAACCGGCCTACATGCTCTCCTATACGAGACGGAAAAAGATTAATACGCACGTGGAACCTGGCGCTCAAGTTGATTTTGTGGATGATACAGGGGATCAGTGGCGGGAGTATACGGTCTATCATCACAAGTTTAAGGAGTGGATGAATCAACTGGATGTTAGCGAAAGCGAGACGTTGAGTAATGAAAAACTCGTGGCAATGAGCCCTTATTCTGGTGCCACTGCTAATGAAATTGATTGGACTGCCAAGGTGCGCATGCAGGCTGCTGCTCAGCGATGGGTGTGCCATGCCATTTCTAATACTACAAACGTGCCAGCTGATACCACGGTTGACGTCATAAAGGACATTTACATGGAGGGTTGGAAATCAGGCTGCAAAGGCGTGACAGTGTACCGCGATGGCTGTCGATCGGGAGTCCTGCTTAGTAACCTAGATTCCAGAAAATTTGAGACTCATCTAGCACCCAAAAGGCCCGAAGAGCTGGAATGCTCAGTTCATTATGCAACAATAAAGGGGGAAGCGTGGACCATACTGGTGGGCCTCATGGATGGTCGACCCTACGAGGTCATGGGCGGCTTGCAGAAGTACATTGAGATCCCGAAGAAATACCGGGAAGGAAAGATTGTCAAGCACTGCTATAAGTCCAAGAATTCCAGGTACGATCTCGTAATTGGAAAGAACGGCGAAGAGATAGTGATAAAAGATATTGTTGCCGTCTTTGATAATCCCAACCATGCAGGCTTTACGCGGACGATATCTCTGGCTCTCAGGCACGGTGCTCCTATACATTATATCGTGGAACAGTTACAAAAGGATAGGGAGATGGACATGTATTCATTTTCCAAGGTTATTGCGCGCGTCTTAAAGGGCTACATCAAGAATGGGACCGCCTCCAGCGACAAGGTCTGCAAAAACTGTGGCGCTGAGGAGACGCTAATATATCAAGAGGGGTGTGCAGCTTGCATAGCCTGCGGATACTCTAAGTGTGGATAATGTGAACAAAATTTCTGTGGCCATTCCTTTCTATAACAATACAGCTTTTTTAGAGGATTGTTTGAGAATTCCCCTCTTGGATCCGCGGGTCGATGATATTGTCATTAGCGATGACTGTTCAAGGGACGAAGAGTGGGAAGTCTTCAACGGACTATTAAAAGGCTGGTCACAAGGGGCACTCTTCAATCTAGATTCATGCACGCGCACACGGGATATATTTAGCGATATGACAGCAGTTGATCTCTCTGAAAATATGTGGAAAGTAAGAGTGGAGAGAAATGACCAGAATATGCTTGGATTTCGAAATAAAGTAATTGCTGTTAGCAAAGCCAAGAATGATTGGGTCTATCTTCTTGATAGCGACAATTATTTTACGGAACAGACGTTGCCGTGTCTTTATGATTTTGTTGACTGGGATCCTGCCGTCTGCTACATTCCAAATATGGCAACCATGGAGAGGACGCACGATGGCAATGGAGATTTGGGCCCTTCCTGGGATGACTGGAATTATCGTCGTTTTGGATACTCAAAAATCGATCTCAAAATGATGAAGCAATTTATCAACGAGTCCTTAAGGAGAAAGCCTAATTTCGGTTTGGACGGCCTGCTAAACAACGGAAATTTCTTGGTACATAAAGAAACTTACCTAGCTGCTGTGGCAGATGGATTTCACAACCCTAATTTCAAGCCTCAGGCGGCATGTTCAATTGCGCAAATTTATCTTTTTTATAGGGCCGGCCTGTCGCTGCAGATAGTTCCAGGTTTGACTTATTATCATAGGTT